CTGCCCAAAAGGCGTGACGCACCTAGGCAGGGTGGATACCTGTACGCCATACTTGACCAAGGCAAACGGCGGTCGCGGAGGCGAGCAGGTAATGTATGCAGCCGTGGCGTCTTTCTCGTACCACGCTCAGCCTTTATGATTTTGACCGCCCCTCCCCTTAAGGTCACGGTCACGCTTAGCCCAGCCCTTGCCCTTGTAGACCACGGCGCTTTGCGTGAGCTGGAGAATCATCCACGGTCCGCACTCGCAGCGCGGCGTGACTGGCTCATAGCCAGACTGAAGTCTCTCTTCAATCCGACCGCAGGTCGGACACTTGAACTCATACAGCGGCATTGGGTACCCAGTCCGCGCCAGCCCAGTGCGGCCGCGCTTTGCGCTCTTCAGTGCGTCGGCAGTAACTGCACTCGCCGCAAGTTGGAGCGTCAGGCACGATGGCACGCTGGCATCGTCCGCACCAGAGCACACGGCTGCAGGGGCGGCGCTTGCCTAGCCCACGTATGTCTCCAGGCTTGCAGAGGTGCTCGATCACTTCTTTGCTCGGCGCTGTGCGCGGTTGGCAATCTCTGCCTGTCCAACGCCCAGTCGGATCTTGCCGGACTGGATGGACTGGAAGAGCGGCTCCCACTTCTCTGCATAGACCTTGTCGGCGTCGTACTCGTCCATCGTGGCGGCCAGAGCCGCGCGGTTGATCTCGCCACGCTTAGTCGCCTCATAGTTGGCAAGCAGGGCGAAGTAGATCTTGGTCACGTCAGGGATCTTGCTGAACGCCTCGTGGAAGTCTTCCCAGTGCAACTGCCCCTCAACGATCTGACCGTAGTCGCGCACCAGCTCAGGCTGCGCGGTGTGGTCGGTGACGATGACAGGAGTACCGACTGCCTGTGCCTCGATTACTGGTAGACCAAAGCCCTCAGAGCGCGATGCTAGGAGGAGCACATCGGAAGAGCGCATTAGGCGAGCCACGGTCTCTGCCGGTACGCCAGCGCGCATCTGTGTGGAGTTCACCCAGCGGATGCGAGCCTCTGGAGCGTTGAGTGCTTTGAGGAGTGGGATCAGGTTGATGCCGTCCATATGGCCCCACTTGTCGGTGTGCAGGTAGAGGTAGGCGTCCTCGTGCGTTGCAGCGAAGGCTACCCACGCAGTCAACATCTCAGGGAATGACTTGCGCTTCCCCTTGTTCATCGCGGTGATGATCGTGAGGTGAGCGTCCTCTGGCACTCGGAGCGTCTCGCGCATTGGCTTGGCGTCAGCATTCCAGATGGATCGGTCAATGGCGTGAGGGATGTAAGTCAAGCGGTCTCGTGGTACGCCAGCCTCTAGCAGCAACTGCTCGCCGTTCTTACTCATTGCGACGATGTACTTGTTGCCACCCTTGAGGCACCACTCAGCCACGCGTCGTGGCACAGGGGCGTGATCCACCGGCACCCAGCAGACGAGCGGCAACTCGTGCCAGCCATCAGCGACGCCAGTCCACACATCAAACAGGGTCAGACCAAAGCCACCGTTGCGAGCAGCCAGGGCGATGTTCTCTGGTCCAGAGTCGTTGGCGTACTTGAGTAGACCCTCGGCGTAGATCTTGATGCCGTTCCACTCCATATTCACAGGAGCGCCATAGTTGGCAGCCACGCTGAAGTCGTGACCTGCCTTGAGTGCGCGTAGTCCGAGCTGCGCGATTTGCGTGCCATAGCCAGTCGGTGCCATTGGCGTGTTAGAGACTGCGACGATCTTTGCCATTGCGTCCTCCTACTTGTGCTTAGTCACCTTGCCGTGACAGGTCCTGCATAGCGTCCTCAGCATATAGGTCGGCACGATCAACGCGCCACCCTCAGCCAGTGGAACGAGATGGTCGGCGGTGAGTGGGTTGCTTGGGTTGTTATCCCTCTGGCCGCACAGTTCGCAGAAGGGAACCTCTTTGCGCTTCTGGATCGAGAGCCGCCGCCAATCCGCCGTGCGGTAGGGCGATGGTCCACGGTTGCGCGCCCACTCTGTCGCCTTACGCGGACCACAGACATTGCAGCGGTCACCGTGTGTGGTGAGCACGCCGCAGGTCAGGCAGGGGCGCTGTGTGCGCTTCACGCCTTGGGGAATGCCGGCAGCGAGAGATAGGGCGCCAGTACGCGAGCCAAGTGCTCGGTTGCGCGCTCCTCGGCATCCTCCAGTTGCGGCTCTAGCACCGCCCACGCCAACTTGCCGAGTGATTCCTCCATCGTCTCAGCGACGCGCGCATATCGAGCGAGCACAAGGTGGAGCAGCTCGTGGGTCAGGATCAGGCGTTGACGCTCAGGCGTCTGCGTCCAGAAGTCGTGGCTAACGCGAAGGTCAGCGGTCGGAGCCTGTGCGTGGGCGTCAATGTCCGCCCAAGCGTCTACATCGGAAGCGGCCTCAACGATGGTGATCTCCCAAGCGTCAATGCCTAAGAACACCTGTGCGTCGGAGACCCACCCTCGGAGTACCGTGAACTTGTCCTGCCCTTTAGCCACGATCCCTCCTACCGATAGTTATGCCCTGCCAGTGGGAGGACACCACCGGCAGGGCGAGTGACAGCAGCACACCAAACGGTCGCGCTGTCGCCACAGGATCGTAGCGCATCACTTCTTCACCCTGAGTGGAAGCGGAGAGACAGAACGCAGCGCGCAGGTTGAGTCCCAGCAGGTCGGATTCTTGTCCTCATCGCCGCCAGCGCAGTAGTGGCACATCCGTTCAACGGCAGTGACGTAGAGGCGCATTCGATCAACAGGCATCACGCCAATGTTCCCTGCGGTCGCGTCTTTCACCCACTTGATATCAATGTCATCAACGAACGTACCGCCGTAGTAGCGCTCGCGCATCCAGTGGACGCTGCGGCCGTAATTCGGCATTAGGTTGAACAGCGCGTTGAGTTTGATCCCTAGTGTTCGAGACCACGCCGTACAAGCCAGTTGGAACTCTCGCTGCTGCTCTGGAAGTTCACCTCGCTGATGGTCACCGCCAGCACGCCTCTGCCGAGCGGCGCGAGACGAGAGAACGCGGTTGGGGACAGATCTACGGCGCGGCTGCTGCTCTTCCACGGTTTCTTCAAATCCCTCCTGCACCCTCCGGCGCACTCGTCCCTCACCGTCACGATGACGCAGCGCGTCGGATCGTCAGCTCGGCACACCTTGATCTTGTATGGCTTCGCATAGTACGAGAAAGACGCCACGGCTGCATACATCACCTGCTCGCCTCCGCGACCGCCGTTTGCCTTGGTCAAGTATGGCGTACAGGTATCCACCCTGCCTAGGTGCGTCACGCCTTTTGGGCAGTGCGCGCCGTACCAGGTGGCGACACCGTGTGTCGGCACGCCGTGTGGCGTCAGGTCTGGCCCAGTGCTGCCGGTAAGCAGCGCCAGAGCCAGCAGGACCGCTGTCAGCTCTTCGTCTCCATTAGCGCGACGAAGTCCTCAAAGTCAAGTACGATCATCGTCCGACGGCGTGTGCCAGGTCCAGGTGCATCGCCTACAACCAAGGCGCTGATCTGCGTAGCGTTCCCCTTTACGGAGCGGAGCCAGCCGTCGTAGCGCTCTGAGTACGAGCCGTTGCCCACCTTGCACTGAATGGCAATCCAGTCGGACTGCACGTCGGTCTTTCCGCCGTATTGCCCTACGCGCACGCCGCCGATCTTCTCGGCGACTTCACGCTCAAACGAGTTGCCTTTGTTGCGTGCGCGCTTGCCGCGCTTCGCCTTGTTCTGCTGATCAATGTCAGCGTCGGACATTTGACTCATTTGCGTACCAGCCTTCCCAGTCGTGCGTGACCGCCGTCAGAGAGCGTAATCACTGCGGTACCGATCTCTAGGTGGCCGCCCTTGATCAAGTCAAGGATTGTCCGGCGGTTGAAGATGTGCTCGTTGAGGAAGAACCAGCCCTCTGGCGCGATGGCGTCCACATAGCGAATGCTCAACTTGGCAAACTGGCGTCCAACCTTTGGGTCGTAGCACCACGCATCTGCGCCATCCTGCACGCAGTGGATGCCCTCGTCCAGCTCGTTGCAGAGGATCTCGATCTGACTCACTTGACGCAGCCCTTGTGCCGCCACTCAAAGCGTCGGCTCTCTGCGGAAATGACCAAGACGCGCTGACCTGGGAACACCTGCCGCTTAGGGTCGGTGTAGTCAATGGTCTTGCCGCACTCGGTGCAGTTGGTCACGGTCCAGACTGGAGCCTTTGCTGCTCCAGCGCGCTTCGCCTTTACGCCTGCCATTGCAGCGCCCTCCAGATCCAGATGATGCTGGCCGTCGTGGTCAGCAAGTAGATCAACGATGCAGCGACGCCGGTGCCGCGCTTAACGCTCAATGGAAGCGACGCGAAGACCACTAGCGCAAGTGCCGTGTTGATGACGATCAGCGTGACGCCGATCCAGTTGAAGCCGCTCATAGATCAATCATCCCAGAAAGCAGCGCCATTCGATCAGTCGCCAACTCAATGGCACTCTCAATGCTGTCCGCCTGGAATGTCAACTCTGACCCAGCCGAGTCAGTGAGTACCACCGTCCAGAGTGGCGGCTCACCGACTCGCACTAGGCCGTCGTAGTGGTAGCCGAGTTGCGCTGCGCGCGTCTCTAGTTCCGTCAATGCTGCGCTCACGATTCCTCCTCATACGATGACTGCCAAAGACCGTTATCCACCATATGCTTACGCAGGATCGCGTAGGACCGGTCGGCTGTCAAGTCCGTTGTGTCTATTTGTAGATCGTACTCGGTCTGGAGGTAGCCAAACTCGGTCACATCGCTCACGCCCTGAAGCACGCCACGGCGCTGAGTTCGAGCCTCTGCCGTAGCGTGGACTCGGACAATCACGATGCCTGGAATGTGATGGCGGAGGTAGTGCGCCTCTAGCGGTAGCCGCACATCGTCTACGACCACGAGCCGGTTGGCGCTCTTGATCTTCAGGTATTCGCTATGCCACGCCTTGATCCAGAACGACGCGTCCAGTTCACGGAGCTGCGCGCCAATGTCCTGGAGAATCTCGCGGCCAGAGACCTCTACATCTAGCCCTAGGCGACGCTGGCTGTATTGCTTGGCCTTGTCAAAGTCTTCGCCATAGCCCAGTGCAGCCACGGTGCGGATCGTCTCCGCAATCGGTAGCACCGTGTACGGATGGATGCGACGCTGCTCCAGCATTGCCGCCAGGGTTGACTTCCCTGAGCCTTGCGGCCCTACGAATGCGATGTTCACTTCCATTCTCCTTTCAAAATCAAATGTGGTTGCCTTAATACCCATATTGCAAATAAATAGTCGTTCTCAATATGTCCAAGATAAAGATTGTGTCGTTTGCAAAGCGCTCCTCTGACGCATTTTCCGCAGGATTTACGCCCTGAGCAGCACGAATGATCGTGATCGATCTGCAAGTCGGTCGTTTCATAACAACCTGGCGCATAACATCCGAGAGAGACGATTTCCTTGTATCGCTCATAAGACAACCCATATTGTTTTGCTCTCGCTTTGTGGCGATTCTCAGGATAAAGCTGCGATTGTGCGCGATGCCTGCATTTAGTTGAGCAAACATTGCTGTCGTATCTTGGAGGTGCAAACATTTTTTCGCAACCAACGCATTTGATCTCAGGCTTTCTAATTCGAGATCTAGCCGCGCGTTGCCAAAACTGAAGCCTATCGGTGCAAAACTTACTGCAAGTGTTGAAACCTCTGCGGCGTTTCTTTCCGCCGCATACGAAGCAGGTCATCGGTTCACCCTCCTGAGGTAGTCGATCCACATATGAACGCGCTGTGGATAGCGCTCAAAGAATCCGATGGCTCGGTTGCAGGGTGAGCAGAGCAGCGCCCTAACACACATACCGCACGAGATCGGCTGACCCTTTGTCCTCCGAGCACCAAGCCCCTCGTACTGGCAGCAGCGCGGATCGTGATCGACCGTCACTGCTCGTGGCTCACCGAAGCGAAGCGGCTCCCTGCACGCACCGCACCGGTCAGCCTGTGCCAGCCGTAGGGCCGTGTACTGCTCCATCGTCATCCGATGGTTGTAAAGCGTGTACTTGAGCACCCTCAATGCTCGTTCCTCTGAAGTCTCCTTCGCTCGTCGCTCTCTTTGCAAGAGTGTCCGAGCTGAAGGGTTCTCCACTCGTACCCTCATTAGCGCTTCACTCCAAGGATCTCGTTGATTGGTAAGAGTCGGCTCTTTCCGTCTCTTTTAAGAGGGGATATAGGGGAGATTCTGCTCTGCTCTTCTCTGCTCTGCTCTGGTACCGTTATCTCCCCACCTTTTCGTGCTCGCCAATTTGCTTGACGCGTGGTCGACGTTGGGTCGACTTGATATCGAGAATAGTTCGAGATGGTGATGAGACCGTCTCCACTTTCGGTAAGCAGACCACTTTTCAACAATGCCGGAATCGCCCTGGAGAGGCGTGATCCGATGACCGCCTTGAGGTGCGCCTGATCCTTGAACTTGCCACCGCTCCTGAGCTGCTTGGCTTCTGCGATGCAGACCACGAAGGCTCGGAAGGCAAGATCAGACAGGCCGCTTACCGCCGCGTCCTTGTTGATGTTGACATCGAGTTTGACCCACAGATTCATCTAGTCCTCCTGCTTGATGGCTGGGAGAGGTGGAGGTCGCCAGTCTCTCCCAGCCGTAGATAACGCCGCTCAGATCAGAACGGCAATGACTCCAAGTCGTTCTCGGAGCGCTCAGGCTCGCCGCTCGGCGGCGTCTGGGCGTTGACCCACGCAATGCTCGGCTTCCGCTGGCAGAAGGTGCCGTTGGACTTGCCGCTGCACGCGTAGAACGCGTTATAGGGCTTTCCAGCCTTGCTCGTACCGGCAGGCTTAAACGACCACGCGGTGCGGTGGTCTGGGCATTCGCCCTCTGCAAAGAGCATTGCCGCCGCGACCGCAACATCTGTGCTCGCAACCGACGGCTGAGACACCTTCACAGAATCAACGGAGAGGGGTCTAGGAGCCACGGAGAGGCTCGTTCCTGTGCCTGACGCATAAAGAGACCGCCCCACCCCAATCTGGGCAGCGCAGCGCCGTAGCGCGTCACTGGCCGCTGACTTGTACGGCTCATCGTCCTGCGCGCTGTTTGGGTAGCCAAAGTCTTGTCGGACCGTGGTGACCCCATCGATCACGGCGACCAAGGTGCCGTGTACGACGTGCGCTGTGGCGTCTGCCACCTTCACCTCAAACTGCCAGCCAGCCAGCCCTAGAACATCGTCTAGGCGCTGAGCTACGGCTCGCGCATCTGCGTAGGTGAAGGTCATTCCGCCGCGCCCTGGGCGCGACTTTAGATCTGTGCCGGTAAATGGCGCTGCGAGCGCCGCTGCGATTTGCTTACTCATTCTCTGGCCCTCCTAAGACCTCTACTGACTCCAACTTGGCGACTGGCAGATTCCGTGAATCTGCGCGTGCGATATGACCGCTCTCAAATACCGTACCGATCTTTACCTCCTCCGCTTCCGCGAAATACGCGCTCGCCTGTTTGACTCCTAAGAGCCACGCCTTCTGGAACCGCGTAGCGCTCGGTGCGCCGTTGCGATCCTCACCTGCTGCGAGCTGCAAGTGCACGAAGGCGTAATAGTCCACCGTCTGATGGTCTTTGATGTAGTCAAAGACGCTGACTGGATCGGTGCTCCACGCAGCCTTGCTCCACGCCTTTGTCTTGACATCGACTTTGAGACCGCACACATCGTAATCGTGCGTGGTCGCGTCAATAAACTTGAATGGGATATGACCGATGAGCAGTGCCGCCTCAAAGACGGCCTGACCGACACAACCAGTCCAGGTCGTATTGCCTGCCGCCTTGTCCTGCCGAAATCGTAGCCGCGCACTTGACTGTGCCGCCTTGTACATCTCCTCTGCTCGGACGATCACGGCCGGAGTTAGCGCAATCTCAATCACGCCTCATCCTCCTTGCCAAAGACGCGGAAGACGCGCGCACCTGGCTTCTCTGCGGTGAACTTGTTGACCGCCTGCTCGTAGGTCTCTGGCGCGACGCCGCGTAGCACATCCGCGATGGACTCCCAGTCCACCTTGAGGCTGCTCTTGTTGGTCTTCCAGGTGGCAAGCCAGCCTCGACCCTTGACGCCTTCGCCTTCGCCAATCGCCTCCTTGATGGCAATAGCCATCTCTTTGAGTGCAGCATCCGCAGCCTCTGCCTCAGCCTTCGCCTCAATGTAGAGGCGCGCAATGTGATCCAGCTGCGGATCAGCCTTTGCGTAGGTGTTGCTGCTCTGCGGCTTGACCTCTGCAAGCGTGTCGCTGTCATTGCCGGTCAAAGGTGGCGGCGTGCCACTAGCGACCAGTTGACGGAAGGCGACGGCCTTATCGAAGAGCATCGTCTGATAAACAGGGTCAGCCTCTACGCGCTCAATGCGGAAGATCAGCCCTGAGAGCAGGACTGCCACATCGGCGTACTTGGCGCCAGTCACAAACATCTGCCACTGCACCTGATCTACATACTCAGGCGGCACTGGGTACAACTGCCAGCGGCTGCTCGTTGAGGTCTTGATTTCTACCAATCCCTCAGGGTCGCCAACGATGGTGCGATCCAGGGACGCCATTGCCCAAGGGTGTTCCTTGAGGCGCACGATGCCATTTGACTTCCGCAGCTTCTTGCCAGTCTCTGCGGTGTAGTAGTCAGCAACTGCCTGCTCTAGCAACTGGCCGCGCTGTGCGGCTGCTCCAGCAGCCTGCTCGCCAACCTGCCCAGTCAACTCCGCCCAGAGGCGGTATGCCGTCTTGTATGGCGACGTGCCATTGATGGCGGTAATGCCGGTGGCGGTGATACCGCCCTTCCGCATCTCAAACCACTCAGGGCTCCGCTGCGGCGCGGCGGAAAAGATAAAGCGCTTGCTCATTGCATCCTCCCAAATACTGGCTGGCTCTTAGCGATCTGGATCAACAGCGTCCAGCAGACGCCGCAGATCTGGTCACGCTTCTGTGTGGACTTGGTCTTGATCGGTGCCTTGCAATATGCGCACTTCATCAGCCGACCAACTTCAGCGCAATTACTGCCAAGATCCATACGATCATCAATCCGACCGTGAACTCAAAGCGCTCTTGCCGATGCGACTCGCGTTGGAACTTCTCGAACTCAGTCGTAAAGTGCGGCCGCACGACCATCTTGGGCGTGCTCTTTCGGTTGACTTTCACAATGACCCTCCCATCGCGGTATACGCGATCAAATAGCCGAGCAGTGCATAGACTGCAAGGATGATGCCGTGAACGAGACCCTTCCTGACGGCGGCAATCACTTTGCCACCTCCTTCAACGCAATCTCTTTGACTGCGAAATGCGCGTCTACATCAAAGCGCAAACCTGCGTTGGCGTAGAGAGCAGCCGTCTCGCGTGCGATTCGGTGAGCCTGTAGGTCATTGAGCATCTCGTGCCCAGTCTGCTGTGCAACGGTCGGAGTCATCAGCGCACCGCCTTGTCATTGGCGCGAATCTGGCGAAGAATCAGCTCACCCATCTCGCAATCCACGCAGCGAGTCATACCCACCCACGCAACCTTTGTGCAAGGAGCGTGTTCCTCAATGACCACAGTGGTGAAGTTCACGGTTGTGGTCTTGCCATTTACACCGGCACAAGTTCGATCTGCCATTTTGACCTCCTTGTCAGTTCAGCCGAATGGCTGATTTCCTCCTGACATAGGCACTCTAGGGGATAACGCTAGGAGCCGTCAACCACTGTTGCGCGGCTATTTTTTATGCAGGGTGGATAGTCCCCTGGGTGGAGGAGGGACCACCCAGGGGAAGCCGCCTAGGACGGCTGAGACAAGTCCTCTAGGCTGACCGCTACGAGTAGGCGGAGGCAGACCCCACAGAGCAGCTCGCCCAGTGACTCCACCTCCCAGACCCTAGCGACCATTTCGCAGACCGAGCAGTTGCCGAACGGCTTCGGCATTGTTACTTGCGCTGGAGGCCGTATGCGGCGTTATCACGATCAAGCGCCTTGACCACGATGCCCAGCCCTGAGGCAAGACCGGCAGAGACGATGGTGCGGAAGTCGCCACCCTGGATGTCGAGCAGCGGAATGCCGAGACCGAGCGCCACCGAGATGCTGACCGTGAGGAACGTGCGGACAAAGTCGAGCGCGATCTCGTCTACCTGCGTGTTGGCGGCGATGTACTTGAGCGCGGCGAAGATGCGGTTCATACCCTTTTCCTTTCCTGTAGCGGCGGCTGCCGCGTTAAGAACTGCGAGACCGTCAGCGGCGATAGCGCCCCAATCAGCCTTGCCGATCTGATCCAGTTGCGCCTGAACGGCATCTGGTGTCTTAGTACCCTGCACCACTTTTCGTGGCTCTACGTGGCTCTTTGGTGCCTGTACGGCGATTCTAGGAGTCGGTGCAGGCACAGGTGCAGGAGCGACCACAGGCGTAGCGACTGGCGCAGGAGCGGCGACCTTGCCTGGGTGCGTGACGATGAGCAGGCACTTATAGTCAGCGGCCACCTTGCCAGCCTTTACCTTGCTGTTGGCGATCTGGCGCAACTGCGCCTCTGTGACCGGCACGCCGTACTTCTCGGCGGCTTGCTTATCGTCGCGTGTTGGACACGCCCATTGGAAGCCGTGATCGGCGCACCACCCTGCGGAGGTCATATGGCCGTAGCCAGCCTTCAGGTGTGCAGGGTCTTTCTTGGTCCACCACTTCTTCCAGACATCGTGCCACTTGGAGATCCGCACATCTGGATAGCCGACTGGCTGCTGCACCCAAACCATAAGAGCCGCGCCGCCCTTAGCGGCGGTCATCGCGTCATCCCACGACTTTGCATAGCGCGCCTTGCCGCCGAGTACGGCAATGGTCTGGACGGCTTCTTTTAGAGAGCCGCCTGCATCGTTGACGCCCTGCTTATCTTTGCGCCCTGTCGCCTTCTCGAAGGCTGCGACGCCCTGAGCGGCGCTGTAGTCAACGGTATAGCCAGAAGCCCACGAGACTGCAGCGGCACAGGATGACCACGTGCAGTCATCTAGGATCTGATTGGCTGCGCCCTTTACTTGGGCTTCAGCGTCGGCGTAGAGCTGGGACTTGACGCGGTACAGCGGCATTAGGAGTTCTCTTTCTTGATCAGCACGGCGATTGCTCGACCGGCTGCATTAAAGTCCAGAGCGGCGCTGATAGGGAATCCCTCTGTGCAGCCCTCTGAGTAGTCGTTGCCGTCTTCGCCCTGCTTCCAGAGCGTGCCGCCAAAGGCGCTGTTCTCGGTGTTCAGGACGAGTGCCACCCACTCGCCTGGCGCGGTATTGATCCGCGTCCAACCCTGCTCGTGGATCTGTTCGATGTGATCTGCTGCGCTCATTATTCCTCCATCCACCTAAGTGGTCCTGTAACTAGCCAGATGAGTGTCAGCCCACCAAACAGCGTTGCCATTGTGGACTGCGTGTCGCCTTCTGGCAGGACGACGACTGCAAAGAGCAAGCCTAGGATTGTCCAGGCTCCGCCTACGAGATCAACGATGATGCGCTTGATCACTTGTCTACCTTTCTTGCCGCAGCCGCAGCGCTAGACGCAGCAGCGACGGCCGCACTTGCAACCTGGCTGATTACGATGGCAACCGCCACCGGTGCAGCCTTCTTCTTCTCGGCAGGAGAGAGATCCTTGCCAAGGTTGGTAATCGCCTCAATCGCCTTGGTGACGGTCTCGGCGACAGCAGCGACAGCCTCACCGACTGCCGCAACTGTTTGCTCGCCAATGTTAGTTGGTGAAGCGCTTGGCGCTGGCGTTGGCTCCACGCTTGGCTCAGGCGTTGGCGTCTCAGTCGGAGACGGCTCTACTGACGGTTCAGGAGTAGGTACAGGAGTGGGAGCAGGAGTAGGGGCGACTGTCGGAGTAGGAACTGGCGTCGGCTCGGCCGTGGGCGACGGCTGGGATGTGGGAGTCGGTGTGGGTTCAGGGGTCTGCGTTGGCTCAACACTTGGCAACTCACTTTCTGTAGGGCTTGGGGTAGGCTCTGGAGATGGTTGAATACTTTCTGACTCAGTTGGGGTTGGCGTTGGCTCAACAGATGGCTCTGGGCTTGGCTCTAGCGACGGCTCTGGGCTTGGTGACTCAGACGGTGGAACGCTTGGCTCTGGCGTTGGTAGTGCGCTGGTAGTCAGCCACTCAGTTGGCACAACGCCATAGCCGCTCGGCGATCCGTAATCCAGGCGCGCACAAGCGCCGCCGCCCCACTCAAACATCCAGATATCCAGCGCATAGGACTGCCCTGCGGTGAGTTGCGAATAGCCCTCATTCGGTCCAGACCAATGACCGCCGCAGCCGTGGAAGTTCCAGTCATCAATCGTGACCACGCCATCTAGCGTCATATACCAGCCGTCATCGCTCCAGTTGAGGAACTCCCATTGGCCGCTCTCTGGCACCGTCAACCAGCCCTCAAAGTGCACCATAAAGAAGTTGACTGGACAGCCCTGAGCGGCAGGACCGCCACCCCACTGGAAGTCGATGTTTGGCACCACGGCGGAATAGCAGGGTTCTACGACCGGCGCTGCAACCCACGGTCCTGCAAGGTCAACGCCTGGGTAGACCGTCATCGTCACGCCCTGCTGCGGCAGATCCTCAGCGCGCACGATGGGCAGGAAGATGAGCGTGCTGAAGATGATCCCCAGCAGTGGGAACGCGGCGCGCTTCACTTGGAGAGCAGTACAGCAATGATTGGAACAAGCACGCTGAACATCAGCGCACCACCCACAATCAATCCTCCTTTGATCCTATCCAAGTCAGAGCGAACCTCATCTAGCTTGGCGGAGTGCGAATCCAGGCGTTCGATCAGTTGCTCAATCTGGCGTGGCGTCATCGCTCCTCCAGCGCCTTCAAGCGCGCGTCGATGTCAAGCAGCGCCTGCACGACGAGCGCCTCCATCTCGTTCTGAGGGATGTTGACGCCAAGCACTCGACCATCAGTGTCAATAAGATCGGCTTCAAGATCTCCAACGCCCATATCTTCAACCCAGTGCTTGAGGTCAGTTGTTGCAACCTGATCGGCAATAAACCCAAGGCGTTGACCATTGTCATCTACCGCATCTGCGCGTTGATGCGCCTCTGGGCGCTTCCACTTGAACGCCACCGGCATCAGCTGCCGCAGCGTATCCAGCGCGCCGCTGATTGCGGTGATCTCTTCCTTGAGGCGTGAGTCGGATGGGCTTGTAGTAGCGGCATAGCGCCAAGCGCCGCCTGTATACGCATAGATGCGTAGGTTGGTGCTATCTACTGCAAGCCCACCATTACGGAGTGCGTCAGAGAAGGCATCTGTTGTACCTGATCCGTTGAGTGTTGTTGTCGGCTGCCCTGCCGTTGATTTAGTGATCAAGACGCCTGGACTGGTGCTGCTTGTTGATGCCGCCAAATCAAATCCATTGGTGTACATCAACCGAGTATTGGTTCCACCGCCAGTCATCCTTGGGCCAGTGCTGCTCAGGAAACGAAGGTTGGAAGTTGTTCCAGGTGCGCCTGATACAAAGCCAGTTCCGACGATGACGGAGCCGTTGTTGCCTGAGTGAATCAGTTCAATGTTGCCGCTAAATGGGTACGGCGCCTTTACAGTTCCGCCAGAGGTATAGGCGGTGTTCTTGTATACGGTGCCGGCTTGATTTAGCACAGTGCCTGCAAGGCACATAAACGAATCGCTTGTAAGTGGCGTGACTGTTGTTGAGAAGTTAGACGATGAGTTTGTGATGGTCACATCGTTTCCTGAAACTGAAGCAACAGTAAAGTTGCTTGCTCCTGACGGCGTTGAGTTGTAGTTTAGCCCTCTTCCGCCAGGGCAGTTATTTGTGTAGACCTTATCGGCTGCTACAAATGTATGCCCAGGAACAGTGAATCTGGCGCTTGAAGCACTGATGTAGGTGATTGCGGTCACTTGGTATGTTGGAACAAATCCTGTGACGACAATGTCAGTCGCTGTTCCGCTGGTTGGGAATCTTGATGTAATAGTTCCTTTAGTGACTTTGATTCTTGCCAGTGCCCCTGTATACGAAACATTGCCAGCCACAGGAAAGTTAGCCGCAGAGAATGATCCTTGAAGTCGAATAGAACCACGACTTACGGCAACGGAGTTTGCGTCTTCAACGCTAATGCCTGTGACGCTTGCTGATCCTGCTGGCGTGATTCCAGCGGTCGTGAAACTTGATGCAGAGGATTCTGTGACTGCTTGATTAGTGACATTGAATAGGCTTGGGGTGACCCCAGAAACTGTGACTAGTTCTCCAACCTGATAGGTGTTGGAAGCGTAGTAGGTTGCGGTCAACGCATCTTCAATGGCGTTTGTTAGTGTGATTGGATTGCTTTGTCGAATGCTTGAGTCAATCTGCGTGTCTCCGCTAAGAGAGTCCAAGATCAGCGTTGGATTTGAGCGGTCATAGCCAACGGCGTTTGGTTCCATAATGAGGCCACCGGTATAGAGGGAAATCTGGCCATAACCGTATTGGTCAGGAGAAGCCTTGTCGGCAAACATAAGATTCTGTACACCGTGATCAACGCGCAACTCTGCAAGATCAAATGTTGCGGACGATACCGAACCTGTGAGAGAAATGGTGTAGCGGAGGCGCAGATAGTAGGCATTTGCAGGCGCCGGCGCACCACCGTTTGGATCAGCTGCCATCTCATACGAGAATCCAAGAGAAGCAATGGTGGTAGCAATGTCCGCGCCAGTCTTTGCAAGCGATCCTTCAGTGCCACTTACAGTTGTGCCGTCTGATTGCAAATATTGCGCGGAGATTGTGAAGGTGTAGTTTGCGCTGGATGTTGCCGCAGAAATGGCGGCGTGTGCCTGGTAGTTGAACGAGCGTGCCTCCGAGCTGACGATTGGCACAATGCGTTCGACATAGAAAGAGTCAGCGTTCAGTCCACTTGTAATCGTGTAGCGGAGCAGGTTAGTACCAGGAGCTGCTGTGCTATCCGTAAGCGCCAAAGTAATGCGGCCAGATGAGGAGTCTGAGGTTGTGAAATATGGCAGCGGATTATCGCTGCTAATAGCGCTTGACGCTGCATCAGGTGGGATCTGGAAGTCACCGTTGGCAACGCCAGCCTCCATCTCTCGGAGTGCTACGGAGCCAAAGATAATGGCGCTAGAACCGTCGCTTGAAGTGCTGACAATAGGCGCACCCTTATCAATGTTGACGCCGCCCTCATACGCGCCAAAGCCAGTGAGGTTTGTGCCGTATTTACCCATTGCTACTCGCCTCCAATAATGCGACCAAAGTTTGGAATGTACTGCCGGCGGAAATCAGCCTCAATGTCGTACTCAACAGAATACGATCCTCCACCCTGTGCAAACTGCATTCTAATGCTGGCAATGCGAAGGATGGTAGAGGACAAGTCTAGGGATGGGGCAGTCAACTTGACATATTGATCTGGGAGCCACGCCTTGATCAGCGTATAGGTCGCGGCCGCCGTCAGGGCATAGCCCTGACTAT